ATAGCCATCCAGATCTTTGCTTCGATAACTGCACGAGGCAGTTGGTGCAATAGCAAAGGCTCGAACCATCCTATTATCGCGAGCCACTGATGCGGCAGACTCAATACCCAGTTTAAATTGCCAGGCAATCTCACCTGCGATGCCATCAACCGACTCTCCGGCATTGACTTTAGCCAACGCACTTCCAAAGGAGTCATAACTAACCTTATTTAATTTTAAGAGGTTGGCCAGACCGAGCATTCCGAGTCCGACCTGCCTATCTGTTGACGCTGGAAGGTACTCTCCAGTTCCTCCAACACCTGTCCGGCCATGGAGATCGCACAACTCGGACATACCCTGAGTGAAAGCTGTCCTGATGTCTGCGACCTTACAGGCACCGAGATTGACATGCTGTAACAAGCATGTTCCTCGTGAAGGCAGGTATACTTCAAGGCAGACGTTTCCACGAATTCGTTTAGAGTCTTTGTCATATCTTATTTTGTTGAGCCAGATGTCACCGGATTTGATTCCGTAAAGGATGGCGTCTTTAACTCTGGCATCTGTGGAGTTCCAGAGTCCGGTATCAAGGTTGACGCATCTTTTAATCCAGGGAGCTTCGGAACGAGGAAGCTGCACGAACTCAAGGATATCGGGATGGTTAATATCAAGGTGAGCCACAACAGCCCCATTCTTGTAGTGGCCACCTCTTCTAAGGGTTTCATTTAATACTGAATAAATTTTTGCAAAAGAAACTGGACCACTAGCTGTTAAGCCTTTTCCATTTTCATGACCACGTGGTCTCAGTTTAGAAAGGTGTACTGCACACCCTGCCCCATGCCTTAAAGCATGAGACACAAACCTCCAGCTTGCTTCACTGGGAGTCTAGATTCTGGGTTATCCAACCATGATTGGACCCGACCAGTGCGGGAGATAAGTTCTGCGGTCATTTTAAATTAAGTCTCTTAAATCTGGTGGTGCATAATTTGGTCCTTTGAGAACCTTTCCGTCATCTCGGTATATTGGTTTACCGTCGTCTCCGAGTTTCGACATATTACTTTTGTGTACTCTATCTAAAGCTTCATCCAGGAACCAACTCATATTAGCAGCATATTGATAACATACATAAACTAAATCAGCTAATTCTTTTAAGGTATCAGCATGTATGTCTGGATTCTTTCTGAATAACATACCTTCTGCTTCTATAAATTCTTTGAATTCTTCAACAATCAGATTTTTCTGATATGTGCGTGTCCCTAAAACTTGGGAGTTCTGGATGTTGTACTTTTCCCTGAATTCTTTTGCTTGGTCTGTCAAGAAGCTTTTCTTCATGGTGGAGTTCGTTTTCTAAGTAGTGAATTGCTTTTCTTAAATCTTTAGTTTTACTTTCTTTATACCCTGCTCTGCAAATATATTTTATAGCATTACCAAGGTGGAAATTTAATCCCTGTTCTCTAATAAAATCCCAAACATCGCTGGAACCTCGTTTATAGTAGGTGGGTCCGTAGGCCATTTCTCTATTAAATTCATGAGTGAATTACACAGAACAAAATTCTGTTTCTGTAAGGCTAAGAAGACAGTAGCGAAATCCTTAAATTGGACTTCGCCGCTCTTTAATCTGTCTTCAAGTAGTCTCATTTTTAGATCCTGCTCCAACGTTAACTTTGTAACCGGAGGAGGGGGTCCATAATTTGGGTTGTTTTTTGATGAAGTCATAATCAGAAGCTGTTAGAATACGTGCAAGTCTAGCATTAACTAAAGCATGTTCTTCAGTTAATCCTTTTTCCTCAAACGCTTCGACTACTGTTTTCCAAGAGCAACCTTTTTCTTTAAATAATACTTCAGCTCTTTTAACACCAATACCAGGAACACCAGAATATCCATCTGTTTGATCCCCGGCCATTGATTGTGTTAGATGCCATGCAGCACCTTCATCAGGCGTTATTGTGAAAACTTCCTCGAAGTTATATAGTTTGCCAGGTATTTGTCGCATATCCTTATCAGGAGAAGCGATCATATTACCAGGATACTTTGTACTATAAATGCCCATACTATCATCGGCTTCTAACGTGGGTTTTAAAATAACCTTATACTCTTTTCGAAGAGCATTGATGACACGTTTATAACCGCAGGGCTTTTTTCGATTTCGATGACCTTTATAATCGGCCATAATTTTTTTCCTAAAATTTATACTGTCAGAAAAGAACAGTATTATATCAGAGAATGCCCCAAATTTGTTCTGAAGTTTGGTAAGTTCTCGTTTTGTGGCGGCGTACGCATCACTAAAATTAGAAGTGACAAGGATAACATCGTTACCAAAATCAACTTCACTTTCCGCAGCTGCGCACGATTTGTAGACGATGAAGTCTGCATCGCATAAAATTTTCATAAATTAATGTACGTCTGCCCATGTGCCTCCTGATTTTGATTCAGCAGCAACAGGGCATCTAAGTTTGTAATATTCCCCTGCTTGCACGGCTGTTAGTTCAAGTAAGAACCTAAGATCCTTTACATCTTTTTCTTCGCATTCAAATTGTAGTTCATCATGAACGAATGCAAGTTGTCTAGCAGTTTGTGGTAAAGATTCATGGGCTAATACCATCCATCTTTTGGCGAGGATCGCCGATGACCCTTGGATGAGATAATTGACGGATTTGTGCCGCGAGTCAACGAGGATACGACGGTTGTCGAGTCCGCGAACATAACCCCTCTCACTAGCTTTGTGTACTGCTTCCAGAAATTTTTTAAGACCTGGTATGGCGTCAACATAAGCTTTACGAATTTCTTTACCTTTTTTTCTCGCCTTGTCCTCGGAAAGCTGTTTGTCATAAGAGTGTCCTATTTTTATATCGCCAGCTCCATACAAAAATGCATAGGTGACGGTCTTAACTTGTGATCTACTAATACCGATCTTATCAGCGTTTTCTTGGTGTATGTCGCCATGCAAGAGCACTTTCGCATACCTTCCTTTGTCCCATCTTGCAAGATAATGGGCAAGCATCCTAAGCTCAATACCGCTAAGATCAGCACCGACCATTCGCAAGCCCGGACTAGCAGTAAATAAACGTCTAAATCTTTCATCACTAGGCACCTGGGCCAAATTCGGAGATCTGTGAGCTGCTCTAAAAGTTTGAGTAGCTACAGAACAGTGGTGATGGATTCTACTAGACGTCGTAACAAGCTTCTGCCATGCGTTCACGCCTTCGGATATCATTCCAAGCTTTTTCGTCAGATCCAGTAGTGTCAGAAACTGAAGAGCAATATCCGTCCCAATATCTTTCAATACGGTCTCGTCTATAACTGCCTTCCCTGAGTTCGTTGTTAATGAAGGCGTCCAACCATAATGTGTTTGTAAGATCCATGATATGTGATCCCTAGATGTGGGATTTAATTCTTTAAGTCGGGTACTCTCAGCACCAGCAACATAGCCTCTGGTCCGATTATCTCGTTTAGGAGTAAATAATGGTCCGGCAATGAAAGGGTGTTTGTTTCGAAGTAATGCACAAGTTTCCTCATACTCCCTTCTGAGAGTCGATTCAAGTTCCCGTGCAGCGCATTCATCAAAATACCATCCATGGATTTCTTGTTGGGTGAGTAGGTGAGCTACCTGATGTTCTAACGAGATCCATTCAGGTATGGTAGGAAATGCTTCCATAATTTGGTGGTGACATTAACGTCTTGTATACAATAATCTTCCATCTCTTTAGACCATTCAGACCAATCAGTTGTTTTACCAAAGTTCCCTTTGTATTCTGATAATCTATATCCATATGATTCAAGAGAATGACGACCATATAATTGTAATGGCATATGATTCCAATTTCTTTTCTTATCTATATCGAGTAAATTCGGATGATATAACCTAGATAACAAAAGAGTATCCAAAATAATACCAGTGGGATTAAAGTAAGGATAGAGCTTTTTAATAAGAGGTAAGTCATAACCGATAATGTTGTGACCAATAAGAAAATCCGCTGTTTCGAGGTAAGAAATGGCAGTGGTAATAGAATAGTTAGCAGCCATTGGTAACTCTTTTGGATTATCTGTATACTTCTCATCATTAAACGAATCGGTTTCGTTATTGTGATTAAAATTGATTGCAATACAGTGGATACGGGTAGCATCATTTAGAAGTCCGTTTGCCTCCAGGTCGAACACCGCCGTTCCAGTGGAAGGTTTTGTCAACGAATTTTGCTTTTTCAACTGATTGTTTACTAGGTGGTTTAGGTTTAATTAAATTATCTTCATACGCTTGTGACCTTGCATACCATGGATGTTGATAACCTCCATCAAAAATCCGTGGCTGGGTTGAATTGTTCGGTCTGAGTTTCATAATCAGTAAAACGTGATGTTTCTAAATTAAATTTTATTTTACCTGCGAAGCCCGTTTCGCCTGAATAGCGATTTTTAACGATTCTAAGAGTCGCAATATCTCGTTCAGTTGTGGACTGCTGATTTCGCTCGAGGGCAATGACTTGATCGCTAAGTTGAGCGATTCCCGCAGATCCGCGCAATTGAGATAAAGATACCCTACCTCCTTCTTCATGTGAGGTTCTGTCATTGTTACTTCTTCGTAAATGTGATACTAAAAATAATGAAATACCAGTACGTTCAACTAGGCTTCGAAGCTTTGTCATAGTGATATCTATAGTACGTCGCTCATCACCATCAAGACCACTCAATAATATACTGAGGTGATCTAGGAATATAACGCGACACTCCAATCCACTGGCAAGGTATTCGATCCGATTGTAAATAACGTCCGGGTCAAAACTACCAAAGCCATCAAAAAGGTAAAGATTCCAGTTAGCAAGGGTAGAATGAAAATCTTTTTCGAGTTCTTTGTGGTCATGTTCTCCAATATGAAGTGCTTTTCCAACAGCTGTGGACATCAATCCAAGTGCTGTTCTTCTATTTGACTCTTCAAGTGCCAAGTACCCGACCCGTACTCCTTTGGTGAGTAGGTTAACTGCAAGTTGACGGCCAGATCCTGAAGTAATCGTTGTAAGCTCCTGATATCTAATCCCGTGCAATTTATCTTGTAACCCTTTGAATGGATAGTCATGGTCTGCTGGTGGTATTGGTGTAGTTACTAATGCTTGAAGCGTTTTTCCCTCAATAATACCATCAGGTCGATACGATTTAGCGTCCCATATAGCCTTTCGAATCGCTTCAGCATCGTTAGCTTGTAACGCCTCGCTTGGGTCATTATAGTTCTCGAGTCGAGCGATCTTAACCTTACCCGGCGGTAAGATCGACGCGGTTTCTTCCGCGGCTTTACGCCCTGGCTCGTCACCATCGAAGAATAATACAATCTCATCATACCCTTGAAATAGTGGTATTTGTTTTTGACAATCTTTCTTTGCCGATGCTGCTCCATGAGGTAACGAAACCATTGGCCAACCTGGCATAGCTTCATAACAGCTCGCAGCGTCTAATTCACCTTCAGTAATAACAATGCGTTTACCGCTACTAGGGAAGCGATGCTGACCGAATAAAGTGTCAAGGGAAACTCCTTCATATCTAAAATCCTTTTGTTTTGTTTTTGTTTTTATACCTTTTAAAACACCTGATTCATCATGGTATGGAAACCTTAATACGTCTCCGTCCCTATAAATTTGATAAAACTTATTTGTTTTCTCAGATAATTTACGTTTATGCAACCGTTCGGCTGATCCAGTAAGGTAGACATTTTTTGTCATTTGGTTATTGTGAACAATTTGTTCTTCTTCTCCTGCTAATCTATTATGACAAACAAAGCAGAAAGTATGGCCATCAGAGTAGAGAGAATTTCCATCTGATGAGCCACAACTGTCGCAAGGCAAGTGCCTCACGAACTCATTTTCTTCCATTATATTAACCAATCAAGTGGTATATTATGAAAACTTGTCCAAGGTATATCGTGTTTTTCACACCATTTCGCATACGTTGTCTTACTTCCTTTTGTTATTTTATTAAAAGGAGCTTGAAAGACCATCCTTAAATCTAATTCTGGGTTGTCCCTCTTAACAGCTGCAATCTTCCGTCTGTCTGGCGCGGACCAATATCCTTTTGTTTCCAAGTGTACATGGTTTGGGAGAATAAAATCAGGATGATAATTATGCTGGATGGTATAAGGAATCTTACAAGATTCATATTCATAGGTTACTCCAAGTCCTGTTAATAATTTTGCAACTTGTTCTTCTAATCCTGATTTATATTTAGAAGTCTTCTTCTTCTTCTGTTTCATTGGTGGTTGGTGTTACATTAGGATCTGATGATTTAAAACCTGATGTTGTACCAAATAATTCAGCAACGGCATCAGCATCTAAATCTCCAGTATCTACACCAGCCTCTCCTTTTACTGAAACAACCTGTACACCAACAAGCTTAAGAGAACTACCATAGGTAACTCCATCTCTGAGGATATAAGGTTTTTGATAGAAACCAAGTTTAACCGTAGATCCTGCATATAGCGGTGTTTTTGCATCTGTAACTTGCGTACCTTCTGTATCGACAACAGGCGGACGGTTGTCCTCATTCCATGAGAACTTAATTTTATATTGACCCTTTGCTAATTCTTCCCATGGCTCGGGCTTTAACGTGGATCTTTTAGGATTTTTTAATTTTGACTCAGCCCACTTAAGGACTTCAGTTCTTTCAGTTTCTAAAGTGTCAATGATATCTTCATTAACAACAGCCGAGAGAGAATAACCAAATTTACTAGGTGCTAGTATTGCCTGGAATCCCTCAAGTGTAACAGGTTTGTCAGTTTTGTGTATAGTTCTAGGCACCAGTTAATGCCTCCTCTAAGGATTGTGGTTCTAGTTCTTTATTTAATTCATCTCTGTACTCAGTGAGTTGTTTAATACGCTCATCAAGTGCATCTAATTGTTTTTGCTTTTGCTTTTTCTCTGCCTCCTTAAGTCTCTCTTCTGAGACAACTACTATTGTAGGCGGATTGAAAAAGCTATCGAATAATGAGTAATGGTGCATTTAACAGAAAAAATAAGTGGAGTCAATCACGGATTCCGGTTCAAGGTCTCCTATGATCGGTGGTCTAGACTCTGCTTTAATTTGTTCAGCAAAGTCGGTTAGGTAATCACGTTCAGCGAATAAGTGCATGTACGTTTCTCTTACTATTGTAGACAAGAGATTCATATCTGTGGCACGACTTAACACACTGTCATGAATTAATGCTATAGGTGCGTTAAAGCGTTCAACACTTAAATGTAATAATGTAGCATCTAGTGAATGTATAAGATTGGGAGCTGTTGCAGCCTTGTGCCTACTCTTATCAATCTGTTTACCTTCTTCAGTAGCTACAGTTAAACGACAACGACCTAGTAATTTAAGTTCTATTGTTTCTACTTTCTTCTTCATTAAACGTTGAACTACAACAAAACCAGATGGAGTTGTCCATTCTAATTCAGTAGCACCTCGTTTAATAGCTTTCGAGACCTCGTCTTCTATCCATTTCATTACTGCCATCGGTCCAGGCACAACATTAGTCATGGCTTTTCTTACAGCAGCAACCGTTATTGTGAGATCATCTTTATCTATATCAATACCATATTCATGTAATGCGTCCTTAATATATGATCTATTACTAAAGGGTTTAGCATTATATGGTATTGTCATAACTGTTCTTTTGACACATTTCCTATCCCAAACATTATGTAATGATTCAGGAATATTAGGTTTAGCATGTTCAGCTACAACCTTATATGCATCTTGTGGTTTATCAGAAGGTAAAACATTTACCAATTTAGCCGTGGACTTATCGCGAGCCAAGCCTGCGAGTATTTGTAATCCTGAGCAGGTGGCATCGGTGGCCACGCATAAACGTGTAGTAGTACGATGATCATGTATGACACATGAATAATACTCCTCACATGCTGCTAAAAATTGCCAAGGTTCTTCTGCCACTTCCCATTCTGGTAATGATTCTATAGGAAACCTAGCTACTCTAGTAATTAAGCAAAGGTTATTCTTAACCCAACTTTGTCTTACATCCCAAGTTTCTTTATCCAGACCATATGTAGTAGCAACTTGAAAAGCTAACCACTTACATGCATCATGTGTAACAGGTGCTGAATCAGCGAAGACCAATAATGACTTCCCGAAATCAGTATCTTGTGGTGTGAGAAACGCGGGTATAGGATAAGCCCTACCTCGGTAATCAAAAGACCAAGGTATATAAAACCTCTCACGATCTTTAAACCTCTCTACTGCTTCCATTGTCATGCGAGTTCTACATGATCTTCTAGTTTCTTGAGCTTGTTTATTCAAAGTCTCAGCTACTCTTCTCCTATAAGCCTTCCTGGAATCAGCATTCTCTGCTATATCCACTGGCTTAGGTGGTAGATCGTAATGAATAACAGGTAGGAATTTACCTACACTAACTCCTTTTCTTTGTAGAAATTTCGCAGTATCTATTATAAAGGGATTTAATTTATAACCAACCTTCTGTATTTTATTTAAGAAGGCGATTGGCTTTTCTCCCTGTATACGGTGGCGGTCGCCTCGTCTAACCAAATCATGTCCATGCATAACTTGATTAAGCATATAACCACCTTGTTCCTCATTCGTCCAATCCCTTGGTGGCACTAGCATTGGCCAAGCTAAAGGTGCAAAGAGTTCAGCAGTACTCATTACCTCGTCCTTAATATCTAAGAATTCAGGTGTTGGTAGTACATAAGTGGTAGTTTTACGTCCTTCTCTAATCTTTTCATGGGTAAACCAACCACTAGATTCCATAATACAATCTAATAACCAGCCTCCTAATTTAACACGAATAGATCTACCCCATGCAGTCCATGGTTTAACCTCATAACGATTCATTAAAGTACGTATCACCACTATTTTTTGGTGAGTCCCTATTGATTTATGCCAATAGTTTTTCTTTAATGTTTCTAATAAGCCAGGTGCATTTTCTTCCCAATGTCTCATTTGACATTCATCTTCTATTGCATGGCCTATAGAATCGCATACATTGACCGCAAAGTTACTACCCTCCTTAAAGCTAAAGACCTTATCAAAGGTAACCTTACAGGCGATTGCAGCAGCCGCTAATGGTTCTAAAGTAGATAGATGCGTATGTATATCTTTAAAAGCTATGCCTGTATGTCCTTCATGTATACGTTTGTTTGTATCTTCTATCTTTTTAACCAATAATGGTAGTAAAGAATCAATAGAGGCTATACCATATACTGTAGCTGAAGCATAACTTTGATTTTCTAATTTAATACTATTGTCAGCAAGTCTCTTAAGTCCTTGACTTACTTGTGACCTTTCAAGTTCTAATTGTTCATCAATCAGTTCCCTTGGTATGGGTGATTTCATGGATCTCATCATTAATTTGGTCAATTAATAGTTCTTTTACCTCTGCATAATGAGGATGATCTTTCTTCAGTAGATCCAATGCTTGTTTCTCATAATTGTAGACATCATCTAATGTTCTACTCGTTGACTTCCTCATAGTGGGCTTTGTAGTCTTCATAATCTTCAGGAATAAGTTTTACAATTGCATCGTCTAAACATACCACAAATTCGCTCTCTCCTTTTTGTAATCCTTGTTTTAATCTTTCATTTATTGAGCTTGCTCTTTTGTAGTATTGTTCAGATACTTTACCAGTAGTTAAATTACGTTCTCTAATGATTCCATGAACAGAAGAAGGTATCTCCCATCCTGCAATTTTCCAATCCATGAATTCTTCAAAAGTAAAAGTTTTATTAGAAGCTGGATCCCGAAAATATTCATCAGGTGTTTCTTTTAAAGCTCTCCAATTGTTTGGTAAGTAAGGTTTCTTAGGCATCATAAATTGGTGTAACGTTTACAAGGTAATCATTAAATAGTCTAGCTATTGATTTAGCTTCCCACGCTGCTTCTTCATCATCTGTTGCAGTAATAAAAAGTTCTGGCTCGTTGGCCATTTCAATAAGATACTTCTTCATAGTAATTAGAATAATAAAAGAATGGGTGAGTCCCTATCAATGAGCGTTATTGTGAAAAGGTTAAGAAAAAAGACGCTTTTTCAACGCCTTAGTTCTCATTTTAGCGGCTCTAATTGCTTGGGGTTTAAGTGTACGTTTTGGTTCTTTTTTAGAATGATGTTGATAATTAGGTACTATCATTATTTCCTCCATGATGTTCAATAGTAGTTGGTCTTTCATCTATTAATTCATACTCAATTGATAGAATTTTTGCTACATCTTTTAATCTTTGATATAGCCGCCAAAGTTCCTCTTTTACTTTTCTATTTGTTTTAATTTTAATAGTAAATTCATATGTTTTATATGTATCAGTCATTCTTTACATTCTCCTGATGTTCTTTATATAGTTTCTCTTTAACTTCATTCTCTTTCTGATATTTAACTCTATTTACTTGCTGCTCATTGTATGCTTCAGCAGCAGCTTCTGCAGTTGTTAAATGAAAACAATTAATCCTGTATTCATCACCGCAAGATGTATAACATTGCTTTAATCTGTACATGACAGCATCCATATCCTCGCAAATTGCAAGGATTGTTGCACTTCCATCATACTCACATATTGAGCTGATAGTAAAATACTCAGGCTGGTTATTGTGAGCCATAATGAAAAATAATAAAGAATAATAGAGAGAAAGAATCTCTCAGAAAACCCTAAATATAGGGCTTTGAGAGAGAATCAGAATCGTAATAGTTTACGACAATAAGAACCAGCAGACTTGATATCCTTAATTAATAATGGAAGTTCATACTTAATCTGTTGATAAATTTGAATACTTCCTTTCTTAATTAACTCAAAGCCTGTTACTTCTTGGTTATTGTGAAGTCTCTTTACCTCAGCTAATAATTCAGCTTTGGTGTTATTCATTGAGTAGAATTTCATGGGTAGTTAATAACGTTTTTAAGGAAGATGTAAAGTAGAATACTAATACAAATAATTGCAATTAAAGTAGTCATAACATAGCATAACGTCGATCATTCATAGACTTAGCATCATTTACGCCATCGAATTCAGATAACATCTCATTATCTGTATCAACAACTTGTGATGCTATTAACTCTATGTATGCCCAAGTTACGTTGTTCTTATACATATCTAAACTGCAATTAGCAGACTTAAATAGTTCTACTAAACAATCTTGACCAAAGTTGGTATCAAGATAGTCAACGATTTCTTCCTCATAAGTGTCAAAGAACTTGATGGTATCAGCATAATATATGTGTTGG